TAATCTTTTCATAGTTTCATATATTATATAGTATAAATAGCAATATCCGTACCAAAGTTTTTTTAACTTTGCTGTGTATTTATTATAAATTTCACATTATGAGCAAACGTGCCACAAAAGAAAGACTTTTCGAAGTTACTGGTAGACTTGATAAAACATTTAAAATAATAAATGAAGAAGTTGCACCTGAAAATATTGCGGTTTCATCACTTGGTGGTGTTGTTGAAAAAACTGATCTTAATGAAGCATCATCAAAATCACCAATAAATTTATATGTATATTTTGCATATAATTTTCCAAGCAATTTTATTGAAAAAGCATGGGCAAATAACCCAAACATAATGGAACATTTGAAAAGCAAATTTAACGGATACTATGCTAAATATGGTGCTGAAGGAGTAATGAACAAATTTTATGTTGAATTAGATAGTGAGAATCAAAAAATTTTAGAAGATTGGATATTACATAATTATAGCGGATAATAAAAATAAAATAATTAACTATGAAAACAACAGATAACAAACAAAGACTTTTCGAAGTCATGGGTAAAATAGACCCAACATTTAAACCAAGTGCACAACTTCTTACCGAATGGAATTTTGATAAGAAAAAAGGTGAAAGCAAAAAAGAAGAAAAGAAAGAGGAAAAAGAAGAAGGTTCTGAAAAGAAAAAATTCAACTTTGAAAAAAAGGAAGGCAAAGAACATGAGAAAGTTGAGACTCCTGAAGAAGAAAAAGAAGAGCATGAAGATAAAGAAGAATTAAAAGAAGCCGATGCTCCTGCTGCAAAGAAGATTCCAGTTAACATGATTGCAAAGGTTGGTGGAAAATAACATTATAATTCTTTTTGACTTATGAAAAAAGATAGTAGACAAAGACTTTTTGAAGTCATGGGTAGACTTGATAAAACATTTAAACCTATTGTTTCAGAAGAAATAAGTGTTGATGTAGAAGTGGGTGATACTATTATGATGGGCAAATTTAAAAATTCGCCAACAGTAGTAAAGTCAATAGGAAAAGATGAACATGGTATGCCAACCATTAATGGTAAGAAAGCAGTAACATTTAGAAACGCTACCGAAAAAATAAGAAATAATTAAAAGTTTTTTAAAAATAATTGAAAAATAGTTTGGAATTGTCAAAACTTTATTATCTTTGCAACGTATTTAGATTAAAGAAACAATTTAAAAGATTAAGAAAATGAAAAATTTACTCGACATATTAATGGCAGCAGTCCTCATGGTGGATGTCCTATTATGGGCAGCCGAAGAGGATAAGCTATGTGCAGTCGGGTAATACTATGAATATTACAACCTCCTTTCTTATAAAAAAAGAAACCCGACTGCCTTAAATTCAGTCGGGTTTCTTTTTTTTTGGAGGTAAGGTTCTTTGACATGTTGGAATTTTGGTGCGTTGGTGAAGTTGGTTATCATGTTGCCCTGTCACGGCAAAGTTCATGGGTTCGAGTCCCATACGCACCGCAATTGTCATATTATAATTTTTTAAAAAATGACAGTATTTATAATAAATTTAAATATATGGAAGTAAATAAATACGAAAGAGAATTTTTTACAAATATTGTGAAACACTCAAAAAATATTACAGATATTGCTAAAAACTTAGGATTAAAACCTTTTTGTGGAAATCGAAATACAATAAAAAAATATATTAAATTATATGATATTAATATATCTCATTTTACAATCAATTATGATATTAATAGTGTTGCAAATAATTTGTTTCAGGGTAAAAAAACAAGCGAAATTTTAATGTGCAATTCGAATTTTGATACTACACATCTAAAAAATAGATTATATAAAGAAAATTTAAAAGTGCCAATTTGTGAAAAATGTGGACAAGATGAATGGTGGTATGGCGAAAAAATTTCATTAATTCTTGATCACATTAATGGAATTAAAGACGACCTTAGATTAGAAAATTTAAGAATACTTTGTCCTAATTGTAATGCTACATTATCCACGCATGGTGGTAAAAATGCAAAACATAAATAAATACTCTCGTAGGCTTCTTGGTGAAGAACTTGGCTGTCACCCATGTAAAATAGAGGTTTCGAATACCTCCGGGAGTGCAAATTACTGCTGTAACGGTAAAAACGCATCGAAAAGTATCATATATGGCACTTTTTCATATAATTGGGTTAAAAACTACTGCTAAAGCGGTAAAATTTGGAATAGTGATAATAAAAAGTGCCATATATGATACTTTTTCGTGACAAAAATATTGCTCAACCGAAAGTAAGTAGGTTACTGGTGCAGCGGAGATCGTGACTCCAACCTTGATGGTTCATTCCTGACAGGGCATGGTAGCAAAAAACAGTTCAAGGGCAAAATGCAGCGTTATACAAACGGCTAAAGTAGGCAGACCTTCAATCTGTCCCGAAAGGTTCGTGGGTTCGAATCCCACACGCTGTACAAAGTTGAGATGGTATTACATAGGAAAAAGAAAGTTCCTGCTGATAATCTAAAAAATGTGGACAGCATGTGGGTATAAATCCCGCCAACTATACCTACTCGATTCTTCTAACGGTCAAGGAAAGCTGACTCTCAATCAGTTAACAGCAGTTCGATTCTGCTATCGAGTACAAATGCTCGGTTCGTATAAAGGTTAGTACCTAAGACCTTCAATCTTAGTATACGGGTTCGACTCCCGTACCGAGTACCAAATGTTGAATAAAAACAACAAATGTTGCATATAATAAACATTTTTTATTATCTTTGTATTTATAATAAAAATAAAATATGAAAAAATATATAATTTATGGCTTATATTGCCCGTTTACTAATAGTCTACATTATCTTGGAAAAAGTTCTTCATATATGACAAGACCAATACAACATTTAAACGAATCACATTCTGAAAAAATAAATGAATGGATATTACAATTAAAATTTTTGGGTTATAAACCAATTGTTAAAATATTAGAAGAATGTACTGAAATAAATCTTGATGAAAAGGAAAAAGAGTGGATAAAAAAATCAATAAACGAAGGACATTTTTTATTAAATATTGCTCACAATCACACAAATAAAATAATATCTCAAAAAGAATACGATGTTGAAAATATTAATATGTTGATGATTGGAAAAACCATTAAAGAAGCCAGAATTGATGCTGAACTTACACAAGGAGCATTATCTGAAATGGCAGGTATTGATAGAACAACTTTATATAGAATTGAAAGAGGAAATAAACAAATAACAATAAAAAATTTGAAAAGTGTTTTAAATGCACTTGGATTTGAAATGATAATAAGAAAAAAACAAAACAATGAAAAATCAACCAGTATTATTTCCTAAAATGCAACGCCAACTGGAAACCGTTGGTGAAAACATTAAATTGGCAAGATTACGTAGAAAATATACTCTGGGGCAAGTTAGTGAAAGAGCAGGTATATCATTAGAATGCTTATCTCAAATAGAAAACGGAGCACCAGATATTAGTATTGGTAAATATACGTTAGTTCTTCGTGTGTTGAATCTGGATAAAGATATTTATAGAATTGCCGAAGATGATCTTTTAGGTAGAAAATTACAAGACATTGAATTACTAAATAAAAAAAATAACAAATAATGCACACTTAGCTCAGTTGGTTCAGAGCACCTGCCTTACAAGCAGGAGGCGAATAGTTCACGGTGGTTCGAATCCATCAGTGTGTACAACATGCATCTTTAACTCAGTCTGGGAGAGTGTCTGTATTACAAGCAGAAAGTCGGGGGTTCAAACCCCTCAAGATGCACTAAATATAGGTGAATTCATCGATAAACACTATTTATCGGTTGTAGAGCCGATAAATATAAATCCGATTGTGGTGGAATTGGCAGACACGCAGGTCTAAGAAGCCTGTGCTCGTAAGGGTTTGTGGGTTCGACTCCCACCAATCGGACAAAATGCAGGTGTAGCCGAATGGTCAAGAGGCAACAGTTTTAGAAACTGAAATTTGCGGGTTCGACTCCCGCCACCTGTACCAAATGTGGATGTGCTGGAACTGGTATACGGGTTGGCTTCAGACACCAATAAATTTGAGGGTTCGAGTCCCTTCATCCACACAAAAATTACCAGATTTTACCAGATAAAAAAATCAAGTAATTGGTAATTAAGAATTTAACTTTCTGGAAAATTACCAGATATTACCAGATAGAAATGCCCCGTTGACGTAATCGGCAACCGTATTGGTCTTAAAAGCCAAGTTTCTCAGTTCAAATCTGAGACGGGGTACATAAGTCTTTAATGAAAAAAAACAGTGTTGAAGGGCAGTAAGAGTAGTGTATGCAAGTCCTAAGAACTACCACCGCTTCATTAAAGCAAATAAAGGTGAATGCTGTTACTTTTTGCAGGAGTAACACCACCTGTGCCGAATGATTTGTAGAGCGAAAAGTAGTACTTTCGAATACACCATGTATCTGCAACATCTGATGGTGGTTGAATCATTAAAAAGGCACACACGGGCGTGAGAGTAATTCTCTGTAAGTCGGGTTGATCACCGAAGTGGGTTAAAATCCTACCACGTTCACCAAGGGGTCGTGGCTCAATTGGCTAAAGCATCTGCCTTGCACGCAGAGGACTGAGGGTTCGAGTCCCTTCGACTCCACAAATAAGGTCCGCAAATATTTGCGGACCTTTACTTGGGGCATTCGCTTAGTTGGCTAAAGCATCTGTTTTGCAAGCAGAAGATCGTGGGTTCAACTCCCACATGCTCCACACAATCCATAATAATAAGACAAGTAACAAATCTTGTATTCGTGGGAACAACACGTCCGTGCGTGCGCAGGGATAAATTGGTTGATACTCCAATCGTGCCCACGAAGGGTTGCATTTGTAGGTGTATTCCGTAATGGCGAAATTGGTTATGTCATCCATGTAACAAGGGTTGGAATGTTAGAGGTTCGAGTCCTTTCATCTACACAAACAACGGATTTAACATAGTGGCAAGTGTTGCACCGTAAGTCCTGCGTGGCTGGTAATGGTGGTTCGATTCCATCAATCTGTTGTTAAAAATACGTAAGTTGCCGAGTGGTTAAAGGCATCAGTCTCCAAAACTGACAGAGAAATCTTTCGTGGGTTCGAATCCTACCTTACGTGCAAATATTAACTTAAATAAGAAAGGAAAGGTGAGTCTTCAAACTTCAAATTCAAAACAGGAAAAAACGTTGGTGGTGGAATATTGTACATTTCAATTATTTTCACAAAAAACTTTTTAAAGAATATTACATTCAAAAGAAAAGTTTCACTAAATGGCAAATCAGAAAATACAAGTTATATATCATACTTGATGATCTAATTACATTGAGATTTAGTAAGATATGGCTCAAAATCCAATTTAAATTAGAAAGGTAATTATTATGAAAACGCAAAAAGCAACGTGCATCCCAATGGGATGCGATTAACCAGACAAGATAAGCGCAAGAAAAAATACAGTGAAGATTTTAACAAAATTTTTTGGTTTTTCTTACGATCTTATCGCCACAAAATACTTGACTTCTCAGGGGTTAATATTAACACAAAAATGGATACTACAGAAGAAGATTCCAAGTTCTGTTTCAAATGCTATGAGAATGGGGAGTACAAAAACATTGAAAGTATACCAACAAGACATCCAAATATATTGAAAGGTGTTATTGTTGGTAAAAAATCATGGGGATTACATGTAAAAATGTGGTCTGAAGGTATTTCTGAAGGTACTTTCACAAAAAAAGAAGTCCTTGAACAATTCAAAGAAAAAAATATTGAAATACCTGAACCATTTTTAATTGATTTCGATAATACAATACTAAAAAAAATGCGCATGAGGCAATAGTAAAAATCGCAGGTATGTACTGCAGGTTGGCGTTCTGTCCAAAAGAACTAAATGTACAACTACCACTGAGGGCAGTTAATTTTGTACCCAAGAGTAATATCAGTTAGCAGTACACTATTGTTTCAGAAACTGTAACTTTTTGGTTTTTTCTACGTATAATAGGTATTTAAATAAAACTATTGATATGAAAAAAATATTTACATTACTTTTATTATTTACATCCTTAACTGCTTTTTCACAAAAGCATCAACGTGAAAAATATTACCAAAACATATTTGCTGACATGATTCATGGAAAAACAGAAGTTGTTTTACCTGACAAAGCACGTGTTGATATTGTTACAGATACTTTTGCAATTGAAGTAGATTTTGCAAGTAAATGGGCAGAAAGTATCGGTCAATCCTTGTATTATGCTGAAAAACTTCACAAAAAAGCAGGCATATTACTAATAATAAAAGGAAATGACGATCAAAGATATACTGAGAGATTAATTACTATCGCAAAAAAATATAATATTACTATTTGGTTTATAGATTATACATCTGAAAAATGGAAGACGAAAAAATTTATATTTTAATTGTTGTTTTTCTCATTGTAATACATTAAATTTGACGCATTATGTATATCATTGCAAAGAAAAAGGATTATTATGATGGTGTCGTTGGCACGATGGGTGTTGACAAAACATTGGTCTATGAGCGTGAAACTCAAGAATTTGAAGGTGATGACATACCCGTAATATTTGAAAGAAAAAAAGGTTATTGGGGTATAAGTCGTACAAAAACTCCTTTTCATCAAATGAATTATCATCACATAAAAAAAGAATTTCGAAATATTTGTGACGAACACTCATATTTCATTATTGGATTTTGTGGGAAACTTTACATTGGTTGGAAACTTTACAGGGTTATAAATTCAAATGATGAAGTCAGCACAGAATTCACATATGATAATGAATATATGAAGAAAATCTTAGAAGATAAAAGCTGGGATGGTATTCTTAGTGATAGCATTGACTACGTTCAGTCATTCAATGCACTTCAGATTTTTAGGGATTTAAAAAGTCCAGCTTTTGTGTATGACAGCGATTACGGTAGAACATATTATTATAAGAAACGTAATAATAATCATCATTCGAAATTCATTATCAATCCATTGTTGAAAAACTATGAATTCTTCAAGATGTTTGACAGCTTTCAAGCATTTCAAGAAGTTTCGATGTTTATGGGTGGAGTACTTGGTAAAGGTGAAAAAGAAATAACTGAAGTTGCTGATAAATATAAAATTACACAACACGGTTTTAATAAATGGTCATTCAGAAAAGAACCAGAAATAAAGAAATAATTATGACAGAAGAAAATAGGGATGCATTAATTGAAGCATTGCAAACACATCTGGATACCAGAGACAAAAGATTTATGTTCTTAAAGATAGAATTCAAAGATTTTGTTTCTCGAATAAATCTTGAAGGTTCTGCACATGAAACTGCTTGGAATATTTATTCCGAATTTGAAAAAAATCAAATGTTGGGTTCTTTAATGGCTTGTGTAAATCATGTTTTTGATACTGAATTATATTTGGATATTATTAAAAAACGAAACGTATGAAAGTAAAAATAGGTGATAAGATTGTAGACGCTGAAAATGAACCAATCATGTTGATTTTCGGTAATACTGAAGAAAGATTAACGGTTGCTGATCATTTAAAAAATATGCCAGACGATAATCTCAAATATTGCATGTTTAATGATTCTACTTCAAACCGAGAAGAAGTTAAAAAATTCATGAAAACAGAATGAAAAAATCAATTCTTGAAAAATATAAAGACAGAAAGGTTAATCCAAAGTACTACCAAACAATTAAAATAAGTGGCAATACAGAAGGTGCATCAAAAACACTAACCAAAGAAGAGTTTCAGCAAGGTAAGCAGGGTATAGTTTGGGCAGACAATGAAACAGGTAAACTCGTGTTTGAAGATGAAAAACCAATTGGATTAATTGAAGGCATAAGGCAATATGAAGCCAATAAGCCACCTGTAAGACTTGAAGATGAACTTAATAAACCATCATATCGAGGACCGAACAATATGACAATATACGGTGGATTTGAGTTCATTAAAAAATTAAGAAAAGCATTACCAAAATATTTTAAATAATATGGCAAACGCAGGAGAAGAAATGAAAAGCATGATTGAACAGATTCAACGTGAACAACAAGAAAGGTTGAACAGAATTAATGAATCAATATCATGTGGTCAAGTAAAAAATCCGTATGTGCCTCATGGCACTTGCTCAATTATAAATAAAAATATGTGTATGTCTTCTTCGCCTATTTCATCCAGTAAATCAATTTCTTATCTTCAACCAGATACAAAACCATTTAGTGACATGTTTGAACAACTGGCAAATGAAAACAAAAAGTTAACACAAGAAAAAATCAAATTGAATCTTAAAGTACTGGAATTGGAAAATCGAAACTATGAACTTATTGAAAATTATGCTAAACTTAAATCATATGTTGAAACAAAAAAAGAAAAAAGTGAAGTTTGGTCTGATTTAAATAAAAATATTAAAGGTATTTATCTGAAAATAATTGACTGGTTTAATAGTTAATGAAATGAAAAAATTTAACGTGGCAAAATTTGAAATCGAAGAACGATTGGCACATATAGATTATACTGGTGATATTTCTGATATTGGCAACGAAATTGGTATTATTATCGGTAAATATTTTGATAAAGATAATACTGTTGAAGACTTTATTCGTGGTTTAAAACACGGAATATCATTAACTGATGGCACACACGCTTAAGGTCAAAATTTAAGTAAACATTAAATAATTAATTTTTTAATGTTTGTAGTTCTTTAAAAATATCGGGGATGACTTGGCTTTGACTGAATGGTCAGACTGGTAACGTAAGCAAGTAGTAGTTGAATCGGACTACTTAAAAAAGGTTCAAAACAATAGATGAAGACATTATGTCTATCCCAACTTCTCTCACGAGAGGTAAAAGCGTATTTGTAAGAAGTGCAGAACTTGCAATCGCTGCGTAAGCAAGGGACACAAAACAATTTGCACAAAAGTTCCTGATTTGAAGGGAAGATAAACAAATTCAAGGCAGTTTTGTGGTTGTTCTGGAATAATACAACTAATATTTCGCTGGTTTAGAAAAAACAGATAAACTTGTAGAAAACTTATTATTCGCATTCAACACGGGAGAATCGATGCTCCCCATCTCCACCAAACACTTTTCGCACCTCCACAGTATTTATATTAAAATATTGTGGAAGATGGAAAAGCAAAAAAGAAAAACAGCAACAGTTATATGTGATAACTGCAACACTCCTTTTGAAAAAGCAATTTCTGAAATTAAAAGAACTGAAGCAAAAGGTAGAAAACATCATTGTTCTTTAACTTGTCTTGGTGAAGCAAATACTAAAAATTTAGGTGTTTATGTAGGTAGAGGAAATGTTGCTAATTTTAAAGGTAAAACACGTAGAGATAAATATAGTGGCTTCAGGGAATTTATACGAAGAGCAAAACAAAGAAATAATTTGGGTAATTTAACATTGGATGATTTGCTTGAACAATGGAATAAACAAAATGGTACATGTCCATATACGGGAATACAATTAAAATTACCTGTATTTCGAAAAAAACTACCATTATTTGAAATGGCATCATTAGATAGAATAGATTCGAGCAAACCATATGAAAAAAGTAATGTAGTATTTGTATCAGCACCAATTAATTACATGAAAAATATAATGACTGAAGAAGAAACAGTTGCATATTGTAAAAAAATTGCGTTATTTTGGAATAATAAATAAAATTAATTATAAGCAAAGTTATGGAAAATTATAATTGGGAACAAACTGGTACGTTAGAAGGTTTAATGGGTAATACTCGTGAGATCGTTATAAAACATTTCAAAGAAATTGACTTTGAATCAATACCAGAAACTGAAGATTCTATTGTAAGTACACTCATCTGTCCTGTAATAAGACGAATAATTTCTGAAATTGTAACAGATAATCTAAAAATACAAAATGGTATAATTAAAGATTGTGTCAGAGGAATTACTGAAGACGACATTCTTCCATTAGTTGACGTGAAAGAAATAACAGAACTCTTGATTGAATATGTTCATGTATTTATCCCTTATGCTGAAAAATATTTGCCTAATCTTGACGCACAAGCAGAAATGTCGTTATTGTTTTGTAGTAATTATGTAATGAAACTGATTGGTAGAACTGGAAAATGGAAATAATTATGAAAGAGAATCAATATCAGAAATCAGAAAGATTACTTAAAAAATGGTTCGATTCTGATGATGCTAAAATCTATTTTGAAAAGGAACGAAAAAAACAAGAATTTAAGCTCAAACGTTTTGCTCGTTTTGAAAAGTGGTTGGAAAATAATGATTTTGAAGCACTAATGTATCGTTTAATTTTAGAGCACAGTGAAGAATGGCGAGAAAAATGTTATCATAAAGGTTATGAACCATATCCAAACAATAAATTATCATTTCTTATTGATTTTGTATGTCATAATTATGACACAATAAGCGTTTCACAACTTGAAAACATGTTTCATACTGAAATTTGGTTCTTTAAGGGATATTATTTCAGACTTATGTACGGACAGGGAACTGTTTTTGATTTATATAATGGTAAAGATTTTAAACATTTATTAAGTGCATGACAACTTATAATAAATTGGTTAGAGATAAAATACTTAAAATAATTAAAAAATCTGGTTCAGGTTATAAATACCATATTGCAAAAGATAATGCAGAATTTCTTGAAAAACTTTATGAAAAACTTGAAGAAGAAATACAAGAATTCAAAGAAAAACCAAGCATAGATGAATTTGCTGATATAATGGAAGTGCTTGAAGCACTCGCTAAATTTCATGACTTTCATCTGGACAAGATCAAAGAAGTAAAAGCAAGTAAAAAATATAATCGTGGTAGTTTCGATAACAGAATAATACTTGAAGAATCATGAAAAATTTAACCAAAGCAAAAACAAATACGTTGAACGTAAAGAAGGTAAGAGCCAGAAAGCAAAGCAGACTTGCAATGCTTAATGATGATAACGACATACCTGTTGTAAGAAACAGTGAGTCAATTTCTTCTTATGAAAATAGAACTGGTCGTGGTTTCTGGGGCAATCCTTCAAGTGGATATGTTTACGATAAAGATAATAGGTGATTTTGGGGATGTGTTGTAACTGGTAGCCAAGACGGACTTAAAATCCGTTGTTCAGTAATGGACGTGTGGGTTCGACTCCCATCATCCCTACTATTTATATAAAAATTATGAAAATACCAATAGATATTCTATTTGAAGAATGCTTACGAGCAGTTAGAAAAGAAATTCGAAAAGATTGTTATCAGGAAGCCAAAGAAATATTAAGTTTGGGTTCAGATGATGATCGTAAAGAATTTTTAAAGTACCACAAAGAAGACAAAGGCAATATTTGCTGTTTGGTTCTTGACAGGATAAAACGTGATTTAATTGCTGAAGGCAAAATGACGTTAAATGAAAATGATAATTTTGGAAAACCCCTGATGTTATGAGTATATTAGGCAGTAGTTGGTTACCTGAAGGTTATTACGAAGATGATGGATATGGTTACACATTTGTTGATGACCCAGAAAAAATACGTGAACTTAAAAAAGAAGGAAAACTATATGAACATGATGGTATGAGCATTAGTAAAGTAAGTGATGATCATATAATTAATTTAAAAAATGGTAAAAGTAATTAAAGGCAAGAAGCCAATACCGCAAGATGATGATTGTCATTGTGGCAAACCTCTTAGAGTAAATGACCCAGCAAGAAAGAAAATCGTTAGGGTCGTAAAGAAAAAATGATCTACCCCTCATGTGGTGGAACTGGTAGACACGCACGCCTCAAAAGCGTGTGCCGTAAGGCATGTCGGTTCGAGTCCGACCATGAGGACAATTGAACAATTAATAGTATTTATTTAAAACTGTAAATTATGAAAAGACCTTGGATATATTTCTTGTAACGCTCTAATGCGTATACATGATTATGGGAAGTAAAGAAATCACACAGACAACCACAAATCGTGGCGAATTTAATCGTGCATACAAGGATTATCTTGCGCACAAAACTGGAAATGGTATTAGCTGTTCTTATTGTAAATATCATCGTAATGAAAACGGTGCTGGCAGAAAATACTACAATGGACATTATAGGACTAACGGTCATCTTGAAATGACTTATCCTAACTGGAAATTGGTTTCAAAAAATCCAAAGCAATGGATGAAAAAACCAATGCAAATAAAAGTCAGAACAACTATTAACGGAGAATTCTTCGATATTGTGTTCTGACACAATATAGCGACATCGCTCTAATGGCTAAGACACTTCTCTCATAAGGAAGGAATCAGGGTTCGATTCCCTGTGTCGCTACAAAAAACCCGTCATTTAACGGGTTTATATTTCCAACATGTTATACAGTGGTTGTAGGTGGTTTTTTAAATAACTTTTGTATATTAAGTCCTTTAATAAAGACATAATATAATATCATTGCATACAACCATAATCTAACAATAAATATTGCTAAACCAGCACCACTTCTACCTTTAAGTGTCCAAAAAGCAATTAAAAGTACGAGAAAATTAGCAATCTCTTTCCAATTTTTCTTAATCCAAGCAATCTCTTGTCCTAAAAACCATGTTTTTAATTTTAACCACAAGCCCTTAAGCCAAGGTAATACGACTTTTTTTAACCAAGTTTTAATTTTTTCCCACATAACTATTTTTATTTAATATGATTATTTTTAATATTGATTTTCTTCATCGAAAAAAGTTACTGTACATATTTTAGTTTTAAAATCAAAATCCAACGTGTCAACATAAAGCGTTTTGCCCAAACGTAAATTAGCTTCTGTTACTTTAAATTTCCAAGGAAATTCAGCAATATTTTTATCGTTTTCTTGTTCAACTTCATCAGACTGTTTATTAAGTAACACAACCTTATATGTGCCATCAACACCATCAATTTCAACAAAGAAATTTTCTACACCAAAGTCATTTAGCCAAAAACCAATATGCCAACTAATAAAAATATCACTTTCATTAACATTAACATCAAAGTCGTTTGAAAACGATTCAAAATTATAAAATGAAGAATTTTTTATTTCCTGACGAAATTTAAAGTTGTCATCCTGTAATACAAATGATTCATTAAGAAAGTTATCAATTTCTTCACGAATAATATTATTTATTTTCATTAAATATCTAATTTCCTATAAATACTCTATGATACTTTAAAATTCTTTTATATATTTGCATTCTAATGCTATAATATGTTAGAAGCACCAAAGCAAAAGTATACTTCAGCAAAAACATCAATAAAACAAATACCAGCAGGGTTTGGAATAGTAGATAAGTACTTTGGCTGGCAACCAAATACTGTCAATTTAGATATCGGTGGTGGTAAATATAATCTGATGACTGAAAAATTATCGAAGAATGGTGTAACTAATTTATTATATGACCCGTATAATAGAAGTTTGGTGCATAATTTAAAGATCATTAATAAGATCACCGAAATAAGTGTTGATACTGTAACAATCTTTAACGTATTAAATGTAATTAAAGAACGTTTTATTCAGTCAGAAGTGCTTTATTTGGCAAAATCAGCACTCAAAGAAGGTGGATATGTGTTTGTCAGGTCAACATATAAGAACCCCGCAAAAGTCTCAGGAGTGACTAAATCGGGTACATATCAGCACTATTTAACACAGAAAGAATATCTGGAAATAGTAAAAGAAATATTTCCAAACGCAAAATTAGAACACGGCATAATATATGCAACAAAATGAAAGAAAAAAACAGCTTATTAATTAATGAAAATTACTGGCGTGATATGTCACCAATGGAATTAGAAAATTTTGTTTGGAAAATTTTCATACATTATAGAGAAAGTGGTTTTCCGTATTATCCAACGGATAATGATATAAGGCAAAAGGATTTTGATAAATTAATGAAGTATGATTTCAGAACGTTGTTTGAAAATAATATAATAAAGCAATCGATGCATGGTCTTGGACTTGCGTGGTCATATTTTCCACACTCGTTCAATGTCAGATCAAATGATAAAATGACTCCATATGAAGCGTTTATGAATGATGAAATTTTTATGAAAGTCATCAAAAAACGTTTACAAATGGGCACATATATATCAGATTCTGGAATAAGAAAAATGCTGAAGATATTTACGGGCGTGCAAGGAGTATCAAATTTCAGACCAACTGCTGCAGCATGTATTTATGATAAATATGCTAAAAACGGAGTAGTTTGGGATATGTCAGGTGGCTGGGGCGGAAGATTACTTGGTGCAATTGCTGGTGGAGTTAAATTTTATATTGCAACTGAACCATCAAAATTGGCATTTGATGGATTGCATGACATGGCAAAAGACTTTGCAGGTAAAATGGATTATGAAATATTTAAATGTGGAAGTGAAGAATATCAACCAGATGAAGAAATATTGGACTTATGTTTTACTTCACCACCATATTTTGATCTTGAAAAATATAGTGACGAACCTTCACAGAGTTATATTAAATTTAATAACAAGAAAGCATGGGTTGAAGGTTATTTGAAAAAGACATTTCAAAATTGTTATTGTGGATTAAAAAAGGGCAAATTTATGCTCATAAACATAGCGGATGTTAAAGGTAAAAATAATATTAACCTTGAAACTGAAACAATACTTACCGCAGAACGAGTTGGTTTTAAATTTGTTGATGAATTTAAACTTGCTCTTTCGAATGTAAATTTGCGTGATAAAGGAACTAAGTTTAAGTATGAACCTATTTATGTATTTACGAAATGAAAATGTTAGAAAAGATTGATTGGAAGGTTCTCTGCACATATGTGGAAAATAGCCTCATTATTGCAAACAAACATCCAGAATTGGATATTTGGATACTTAACTATTCTCCAAAAGTTCAATCAAAGAAATTTTGGGATGAATATACTTTATCTTGTCGTGGTCTGGTAATCGATAGTGAAGGTAACATCTTAGCTCGTCCATTCCAAAAATTCAAAAACTATGAAGAATATGACCCAGCAGAAATTGACTGGTCAAAAGATTTTGATGTATTTGAAAAAATGGATGGTTCATTAATTATTATATTCTACTATGAACCAAGAATGAAATGGATAGTGGCTTCCAGAGGGTCATTTATTTCTGAACAAGCACTTGAAGCACAAAAAATGCTTACAGTTACAAATTATGGCAAACTGGATATTGAATACACATATCTATTTGAAGCAATTTATCCAGAAAACCGAATCGTTGTTAATTATGGTAACAGAAGGGAACTTGTGTTACTTACCAAAATTAACACAAACACTGGTACTGAAATAAATAACGATGAATTGGTTAACAAATATTCAAAGTATTTTACAGTTGTGAAGAAATTTCAACTTAAATCATTTGATGAATTAAAACAATTAATAAAAAATGGTGAAGATAATAGTGAAGGTTTTGTTATTAGATTCTCTGATGGATTAAGATTAAAAATGAAATTTGCTGAATACTGTAGATTACACGCAATATTAACAAATGTTTCTAACTTAACAGTTTGGGAACATTTGATGAATAACTATGATTTTGATGCATTATATGACAGAGTTCCAGACGAATTTTACAACTGGCTAAAAAGAACAATAAAAGTAATACAGTCAGATTTCAATGAGATCGAAAGAAAAGCATTGAAAGAATTCATTAGAATTTATTATGTAAATGGAATTACTGTTCGTAAGAATTTTGCAATGGAAGCAATAAAGACAGAATACCAGTCAATATTATTTAAATTGTACGACAAAAGATCATACGATGAAATCATCTGGAAATTAGTGCGACCAATTTACAGTAAACCGTTTCGAGACGGTTTTGAATATAGTATCTAAAGCGAAGGTAACTTCGCTTTTTTTATGTATTTATATGAAATATTGATTAATGAATATCATTGACATTATAAAAGAGGAAATTAAAAACATGTCTGGTTTTGTGCAACTGCAAAGATGCCAAGCAGGTAATGTTAATGATGTTTGGGATTTTAATGTTGTAAATGGTCAAAATGGAGAAGGTATTTATGCTTTTTTCGCTGATGACAAACCAATGAAAGATTATTATTGTAAAAATGGCGAGAATATTCATTCATTTAAAATCGAAAAAAAATATATAAAAAACTTATCAAATCTTAATCTGGATTATTGGGATGTTAAAAAACATATCTATAATAATCCACAATATAAAGCATTTATTTTTAAGCATGTGGGGCATGGAATACCAAGTTCAAAAGAAGTGTTAATAACTGACCCTAATATAATTATACTGGATAATTCAAATATTATAAATGAAGATTATAATCATGCTAATTATTTAAAGTGGAAACGACAAAACGTAACACTAAGGGGTGTGCGTAATAATGTCGGCACTGCGAATAGTGATGATGAAAACATATTAACTGCTTTTGGCGATGTATTGGGTAAGGGATTATACACTGCTTTCTTAAGTAATAAAGGAATGGCAAAACAATATGGCAAAGTATATTATGTTTTAAATGCCATACCAAAACATCCGAAGGTTTTTAATACATTAAATGATTGGCAAATCTGGTTTGGTAATACACTTGTTGGTGATTTTACAAAACAACAGGGTATAAACTATCCAGATAAACGAATTTTTAATGCCCAAACAACCATTGAAAAAGAAATGATAAAGCGGGGTTATGACGGAATTGTTATAAAAGGCAGAGAAATGGTTAACTTTACGCCACCAGATAAAGTATTGTATTTCAGTAATGAAAACGAATTGATGAATTATTATGAAAATAATATTGAAAATTAATGAATGTTTTAAACATTATAAAAGAGGAAATTAATAAATTTGTTTCTGAATCATATGAAGATGTCGGAATTGATTATATTAAAAATAATTTAAATAAATTAAAGGATTATCAAAATTATAAAAATAAAAAAATCGTTAATGGTATTACATATCTTAATTTTGCAAGCACATTTGATGATGATTGGTATATTTGGAATACAATAAAAGCATTTGACAATATTGATGGTACTGAAGTTGGAAATGTTTCATACGGCAAACAAAAAGAAAACGATATATTAAAAGCAACAATAGATGTAAGACCAGATAAAAGAAGATTGGGTATTGGCAGTAATATGTATAAATGGATTGAAGAATTAACAGGTGAAAAACTTTACCCCGATGCGCCTCATAGTCAATTAGCTGCAAATTTTTGGAATAGTCCAAAAAGAACTTTCGGTTATGATAAATAAAATAATTTAAAAATAATTGTATTTTTATTTGGATATCTCGTATTTATGAAATACATTTGTCATCTGAATTATTAACAAATAGATAAAGAATAAAGCAATGATCACATTTGGTACATATTATTACGGTAAAAAATCTTATAAGAAACAGCTTATAGGAATCGGGAATAATATGTCTAAAGAGTAGTGAAAATAAAGAATAAGCCCTTAATCATCAATATCTGCGCAAACAGACAATCAACCCGATTCATTTGAATCGGGTTTTTTGTTTTGCATAAAAACACATATTGTTGCATAAAAACGCATAGATTATGAAAAATAGGTATATAAAGACATATTTAGTGAAAAACAGTTATTTGTTATGAAAAATGTTTAAAAAACGACATGTTCTGTGAAAAATAGATACAAGAGGGTACGGCTACGATGGCGGAGTGGCGTTGGACTGTAAATCCAATACAAAGAAACACAGGGGGTTCGAATCCCTCTACTCTCACAAATTTGCGCTTGTAACTCAGTTGGTAGAGTAACGGACCTTTAATCCGTGAGTCGAGGGTTCGACCCCCTCCGGGCGCACTGAGGTAGAGTTTAGGTATTTTCCGTATCCAATGATAACTGAAATATCCCAAAAAGTACCCGTAGCAAAGGGGATATGCCCTTGGCTTTTAACCAAGTGACGTAGGTTCGATTCCTACCGGGTACACAAATTTGGGTACGTTGAGCAATTGGTTGGCTCGCCTGACTGTAGATCAGGTTCTTCGGACGTAGGGGTTCGAGTCCCTTCGTACCCACAGTTTGACTCCGTAGCTTAATGGTGAAGCTGCACTCTCTTAAAGTGAGGATTATGGGTTCGAGTCCCATCGGGGTCACCAAAATTTATTGAATATGGAAACTATTAAAACAATTGTAAACGGCACACAAGCAAGTTTAAGCCATGTATGTAATGGCAAAGCATGTTATAAAATTATGACAGCAGAACATTCGTATCAACTTGAAATTGATTTGATGAATTCTGAATGGAAAGATGTTTATGTTTATCCAGAATATAAAGCAATTACTTTAATGCGCTGGATAAGAAAAGGCATCGAAAATGATGATGGCTCATTCATTATGCTAAAATAATTTTTCAATAGATCAAAGGGAACTTACAAAATTTATTTTTTGTAAGTTTTTTTATTTCAGTTACTTATAATTTTTATTTAGTCTAAATAAAAATAACTCTTGCATTTTTAATTAAAAGTATTTATATTTACAAAAATAATTTTATGCTTAAGTATTATGAAAAATGGCTAAAAACAAAAAGAAAGTAACTACAACTGTAGTCACAACCGTTGTTACGGAAACAATAATTCCTACCAACGAGAAAACTCACATTATTTGTATTCTTGATCGCAGCGGTTCAATGGCAGGTATTATGACCCCTTCTATTAGTGGATTCAACGAATTCCTTGGAAAACAAAAAGCACTCCCAGATAAAGCAACTATTACTGTTGTATTATTTGATGATCAATATGAAATACTTTATAATAATGTTGATATTAAACAAGCTGAATTACTCACCGAAAAAGTTTGGTTTCCAAGAGGTATGACAGCATTGTACGATGCAATTGGTAAAACAATTAACACTGAGAGAGCAAATCTTAATCGTCTTGGTGCTGAAAAACCTTCAAAAGTATTGGTTTGTATAGTAACCGATGGGTTAGAAAATGCAAGTGAAGAATACAAAAAAGAAGAAGGTAGAAAAAGAATTATTTCTCTTATCAGAGAATGTGAAAAAGATGACTGGAATTTCTTGTATCTTGCAGCAAACCAAGACGCATTCGCAGTTGGTACTGGATTTGGAATAAGTGGTGGTAATACTATCACATATAATGCTACAGCAGCAGGAGTATCACATATGTCACAAACATTGAATTGTGTTTCAACTTCATACAGGGGCATGAGCACTTCTGATCAGAACTTCAAAAAAATGTCAAAATCATTGATTGATGACAACGAACCTGAAGAAGATAAAAAAGATGAACCACAAAACCTAACTGGTAATATTACCACAAATGGTGGAAATTTTACAGTAAGCAATAGTGTTGGTGGAATTATTACAAATTCAAACACAGTAGTGGCTGATGCAAAAGATGTAAAATAATTTTCTGTTTTTATATTAAATTCGTTTTTTTGATGGGTGCTTTTTAGCACCCTTTTTTATTTAAAAGTGTATGTCTGAATTGATTAAAATTTATTTAAATATTATTGATGATATTTGAATAAAACCTTGTATTTATGAATGCTTATCAATATATTTGTAACCCATAATTTATAAAAAATTATTATTCTTATGACAGATAAAAATCTTAAAAGTTTTCCTAAACAAGAAGTCGAAAAATCAACATTACAATATTTTAAAGGCGATGAATTAGCAGCACATGTTTGGATGAAAAAATATTGCTTAAAAGACGATAAAAATTATTACGAACTTAATCCAAATGATATGCATCATCGAATTGCAAAAGAAATTGCGAAAATCGAAGCCAAATATCCCAATCCAATCTCTGAAGAAGAAATCTACAATTCAATAAAAAATTTTGAAAGAATTATACCGCAAGGTTCACCAATGTCAGGTATTGGTAACAATCTTCAGGTTGTAAGTCTTTCTAATTGTTTTGTTGTTGGTAATGATGGAGAAGGCGATAGTTACGGTGGCATTTTAAAACTTGATCAGGAAGTCGTACAATTAGAAAAGAGACGTGGTGGCGTTGGTACTGATATGTCATTTATCAGACCTTCTGGAAGTCCAGTAAAGAACTCTGCAATCACTTCTACAGGTGTTGTACCTTTCATGGAAAGATACTCCAACACAACAAAAGAAGTGGCGCAGGATGGTCGCAGGGGTGCTCTAATGCTATCTATATCGATCAAGCATCCTGACAGCGAAAAATTTATTGATGCTAAGTTCGAACAAGGTAAGGTTACTGGCGCAAATGTGTCAGTAAAGATTACTGACGACTTTATGAATTCAGTTGTACATGGGACAACATTTCAACAACAATTTCCAATAACTGGTGATAATCCTAAAGTAGTTAAAGAAGTAGATGCATTAAAAATTTGGAACAAAATCATTCACAATGCATGGCGTTCAGCCGAACCCGGTGTGCTGTTCTGGGATGCTATACTTCGTGAAAGTATACCTGATTGTTATGCTGACTTGGGATTTAATACCACTTCAACTAATCCTTGTGTTAGTGAAGACACATTAATCTTAACTAATAGGGGATATGTTGAAATTGGAAAGGTCGTTGGAACTAAGGTTAGAGTTTGGAATGGGGTTGAGTTTTCTAAAGTTACACCTATGATAACTGGAACTAATCAGAAAATGCTGTTAATTAAATTTTCAGATGGTTCTGAATTAAAGTGTACTCCATATCATGGATTTTATACTTGGGAAGGTTTTGAACGTGATGGTAAGGCACTGAAAAAGGAAGCCAAAGATTTGGTTATTGGTGACAAGTTGGAGAAATACGAATTTCCATTAATCAATAATAATTGGCAAGAAGGCTTTCAATTAGACCTTGATGGTACTATTGCAGACACAAAAAGATTATTTTATTCTTTAGGATTCTTTGCGGGTGATGGAACAGTAAAAAATAATGACCCATACATTCAATTATATGGCGACAAAAAAGCACTTGAGCATATTTTTTATAAAACAACCAATATTTCTGAGAATGTTGAAAGTGACAGGATATCCTTTAAGATTAAATTACCTTCAATAGCACATGCATTAGGTTTCGAAAACGCAAAAAAATTCGTTCCTCAAATTGATCATACTTTATATCAACATACTTTACAATCAATGTTGAATTGGTTAGCTGGATTGATAGATTCTGATGGCTCACGTAATTCGGAAGAGGGTAGCATTTCTATTTCTTCAATAGATAGAGATTTTCTCATGAAAATCAAATTGCATGTATTAAATACTCTCGGTGTCAATGGAAGTGTTATTGATGAAAAAGATGGTGGTCTAAAAGAAATCAAAGGTCAGGAATTCGATTGCAGTAAGTCATACCGTTTAATCATTAGTGCTTCAAATGTTAAGAAACTCTATGATTTGGGTTTGAGAACTTTCAGAGTAAAGATTGATGATGTTAATCCAAATAGAGACGCATCAAGATTCGTAAAAGTGGTTTCCATTGAAAAAATTGAAGATGCTGAAAAAGTATATTGCTTCACCGAAGAAAAAAGAGGACGTGGATGTTTTAACGGTATTGTAACTTCCAATTGTGGAGAAATTCCCCTTTGTAATGATGATAGTTGTCGTTTATTGTCATTAAATTTATTCGGTTACGTTAAATTTCCGTTTACCAAAGATGCTTATTTTGATTGGGATTTGTTCAAGAAGGATGTACTAACAGCCATGCGTTATATGGACGATATTGTTGATCTTGAAATTGAAAAAATTGATGCAATACTTGCCAAAATAAAATCAGACCCCGAAGATGAATTTCTTAAATTATATGAAATAAAACTCTGGGAGAGAATTAAAGATAAAACAATTAGAGGTCGTAGAACTGGACTTGGTGTAACTGCAGAAGGTGACATGCTTGCAGCAATTGGACTCAGATATGGCACTGAAGAAGCAACAGCATTTAGTGTTGAAGTACATAAGACGCTCAAATTAAATGCTTATAAATCAAGTGTTGTAATGGCAAAAGAACGTGGTGCATTTCCTATATATGATGCAGAACGTGAAAAAAACAATCCATTTATTTTAAGAATTAAAAGCGAAGACTCTGTACTGTATGAGAGAATGGTTAAACAAGGCAGAAGAAACATTGCGCTTCTTACCATAGCACCCACAGGCACAGCCAGTTTAATGACTCAAACAACATCAGGCATTGAACCACTTTTTGCTGCGTTTTATATGAGACGCAGAAAGATCAATCCACAAGAAAAAGATGTTAAAATCGATTTCGTTGATGAAGAAGGTATTGCATGGCAGGAATATCCAGTATTTCATCTTAAATTTGAAATGTGGCTTCAAGCAAATGGATATGATGTTGATGTGGTTAAATCAATGGATGATAATCAACTCAATGAGATCGTTAAAAAGTCACCTTATTATAAAGCAACCGCAAATGATGTTGATTGGGTAAAGAAAGTTGAAATGCAAGGTCGTATACAAAAACATGTTGATCATAGCATTTCAGTAACAGTCAATCTTCCAAAAGACATTAGCGAAGAAATGGTTGCTAAAGTATATGTAACTGGCTGGAAATTCGAATGTAAAGGTATGACAGTTTATCGTGATGGCTCACGTAGTGGAGTTCTGATTGCTGATGAATCAAAAAAAGATATTGAATTTCATGAAAATCACGCTCCAAAACGTCCGAAAAGACTTAAAGGTGAGATTCATAGATTTCAAAATAATTTGGAAAAGTGGATTGCAGTTGTGGGCATGAAAGATGGCAGACCTTATGAAATATTCACAGGTAAACTTGAAAACGGATTAAGTAAATTACCACCATACGTAAAAGAATGTGAAGTAATTAAAAATCTTATTGACGGTCTTGATGCAGAAGGCAAACCCACTAAAATCAAGAGATATGATATTGAATATGTTGATATTGATGGAATAAAACAAATTCATACTGGACTAAATCATGCATTTAATCCTGAATTCTGGAATTATGCTAAATTGATTTCAGGTATTATGAGACATGGAATGCCAATTGTTAAACTTTATGAATTGATTGATTCATTAAATTTTAAAGAAGATTATATTAACACTTGGAAGAATGGTGTTGCACGTGTGATTAAAAGATATGTTAAGGACGGAGAAAAAGGTAAAGGTAAATGTCCTGACTGTGGTAGTGATCATCTTGAATTTAAAGAAGGGTGCTTAACATGTATGGCATGTGGAAATAGTAAATGTGGATAAATTTTTATAATTTTTTATAAGTTCTAAGTATTTATATGAAAGTTCTTTGAAATTAAAAATAATTGTAATACATTTGCTTTCTAAAATCAGTTGAATATGATTATACAAGAAAGCAAATTTGTTAGAAAAGACTCACCAGCACATAGTGAATATCAAAATTATGACTATGTGGATGGTTATTTTATAACTATTGATGATTTAGCCAGACTCGTAAGAGATTTCCAAGCTGACTGCCATGATGGTTTTGTTAGCAATGATCAATCTTATATCGAAGCGTGGCTGAGTAAACATAACCAAATTGTAAAAAATAAATAACTGTAATATAAATTAAATTGTATGAAAAAAAATGTAAAATTCGATGAAAACTATTATCTCATTTCTCAAGAAGCTAATAGTACCGTAACAGTAGAAGTTGCAAAAAAAACAAACCACATTTTCGTGGTAGACGTATCTGGCTCAATGTCATGGGAACTCCCAAAAATTAGAACACAATTAAAGAACAAACTTTCCAACATAATGAAGGAAGGCGACACTATTACTATTGTGTGGTTCTCAGGCAGCAGGGATGCTGGAATTCTTAAAGAAGAAGTTGAAGTAAAATCACTTAAAACTTTATCAGACCTACATGATGCAATTGACAAATGGCTTCGTCCAGTTGGCTTAACTGCATTCTTAAAACCTCTTGAACTTGTTAAAGAAGTTATTGGCAGAATCAGAAAAAACAGACCTGACGGTGTGTTCTCAATGATCTTTCTTACCGATGGTTGCAATAACGATTGCCCTTGGAACGAAGTAATTAAAACACTTAAAGGACTTGAATCAGAAATTGCTTCTTCAACTTTCGTTGAATACGGTTACTATGCAGATTCACGTGCATTAACCCAAATGGCATCAGTTCTTGGTGGCGAAAAAATTAGTTGTGATGGTTTCGATGACTTTGAACCAATGTTTGACGCAAAAATTTCTTCAAGCGTTTACGGTGGTAAAAAAATCGTTGTTAATATTATTGACAAATACCTTTATGACTTTGCATTCAGTGTTGGTAAAGACGGTAGCGTATTGCTTTACAACATTCAGGATGGTAAGATCATGGTTGGTAGTGATGTTAAAGAAGTTTATTTCTTCAGTCCAAATGCAGTTGGAAATACTGATACTCCATTACTGAATAACATTGTTCCACAAGAACAAGTTGCTAAGTTATATGCTGCAATCTATGTACTTTCTGACAAACTCATGAATGACGATGCCGAAAAAGTCTTTTATGCACTTGGTGACAACTTTTATTACAAAATGCTTGCTGGCGCATTCGGTAAACAAAAACTGAATTCATTCAAAACAGCAATTAAAGAATGCGTTGCAGACGTATCAAAAAGATTTCCAATTGGTATTGGTGCTATTCAAAAAATTGATGATAATGCGTATTGCTTGATGAATCTCATTGAAAATTTGGGAAATACTGAAGGTTGTTTATTTTATAAGGAACATCCTGAATTTCATTACAATCTTATTGGAAGAAAACGTGTTGCAAGGGGCGAAAACTTATCAGAAGCTGATAAGAAAAGATTAAGTGAAGCTAAGAATCTTGAAGAAGTAAACAAGATCACAGAAGAACTTAAAGAAAAGAATGTTGAACTTAAATTCATAGATTCTGACCCAAATAGAGGTTATCCTTTAACTGACTTAGTATGGAATGAAAAACGTGCAAATCTTTCTGTTCGTGTTTATATTGAGGGTGAAGCAGTCCTTCCAAAAAATAAATACAACATCGAAAAAGTTGCTTCATTTAGATACAAAGCATACACTCTTATAAAAGATGGTATTGTAAACGTTACCAAACTTCCAGTATCATATTCTGTTGAATTAATCAATCTGTTGAAGGCAAATGGTGTGAAGTATAACATTTATAATGCAAAAGATGCTTTTGACAACACAATTGTGATTGATCTTACCAGTTTGCCAATTATTAACAAAGCAATGGTAAAATCTATTTCAGCAAAAGGATTGGCAATTCAAGAATGGGAACTTCAAAAATTACAAGCTGATAAAAAAGTTTATGATTATTTCAGAAAATCATTATTTCCAAAAGAAAGTAAGTCATTCGTTGAACTACTTGGTCAAGAACAAGCAGATTGGCTTAAAACAATTGGCATCACAGACTATAATGGTTTTGCACCATTGACTGATGCAGAAGAATCTATCGACTTTTACATATCAGTTAATCTTGAAACAAAAATTAAAGGTTTTTCTTCATTACCAAAGGTTGAAGATGTTATTGCTAAACTTAAAGACAATAAACCTCTTAAACCTACTGAATTAATTATGTCGGATGCAATTAAGAAATATCAAGCACAGCTTGAATCAGATATCTATCTTTCATTAAATGAAGAACAGAGAAAAGGTGTGTTGAAAACATATCTTATTACCAAGTCTGATATTCTGAACAAAAAAAGAAGAAAAGCATTACAGGAGATTGCACAAATCAAATTTTCGCTTATTCTTTCTAAGAAATGGTTTACTGAATTCAAATCATTTGATGAAAACAAATTAAGTCTTAAACTTGACGGTCAAGATTTAGAATTTACTTTCGATTTAAGTGAAAAAGAAGAAAAAATCTAAGTATCTTCATAATTAAAGATTAAACCCCAAAGAAATTTGGGGTTTTTTTGTTATGAAAACTATTTATAAAAAATATATACTCATATGAGTTTATTATCCGAAAGTAAAGGCTTTAACGATTTCACATCTGAAGAAAAACGCCAAATATTCAATGTTTTCACACAATCATATGTAAAAGCAACTGGTAGTTCATGGGATGAAAGAAAATTTTATAGCAGGGCAGGAGAATGGATATTTTTTGGTGACCCTTCAGGATTTGTTACGGTCAGACCACAAAAAAGTGGTTTTTATAAACTAACTGGTGTTGCTGGTAATCCAAAATCTATATTAAGGAGCTTACAAGAACTCAATAGTACTAATTATCCTATTTGGGGCATGCTTACAAAAGAACTTGCAAACATTTTAGTTAAAAGATATGGTTTCAGAATGCCAAATAGACTTGAAGGATTTGTAATTGGTAAATTAATAACAAAGAATGTATTTGGAAACGTTGAATATACTCGTAATCCTGATGGCAGTTTAACATTTAAATATGCTGATGTTGGTGAAACCACAAAAGTCTTCGTTGGCAACAGAGAATATTATAAAAAGATCAGACGTGATGCACTTAAAAGGGTATTTTCTCCAAAACAAGCAGTAAGTGAAAATGTAATTACTGAAAAAAGAGCAATTGAACATTATTTTGAGGATAGTTTCAAATTAGTATCTGAATATATAAAAAGATATGGATATGAACATACATATGTCTCATTTAGGCAAACAACAAACACAACATTTATTAATCGTAGTAATAAATATAATACTCCAACTGGTTTTTATATGTATCCACTTAAAAATTATCAAGAAAAAATTGCACAAAGTACTGATATGCAGAGTTTTATGAAAGCATTTCCGTATACTCCTGAAAGTAAATTTGCTTTTCTTTTTACAATAATAAACACTGATAATATTTTAACATCATTAAACATTAATATTGAAAAAATTCGTGCATATGTAAATAAAATTAAAGAATTATATGGCGAAAAAAAACCTGCAATCAAAACATTGTGTGATTTATATTTTACTGATGAAAGTTTCAAGCCAAGAGGGGGAAGCGATTATCAATACAAGAACGAATTTCAAAAATTTTGGTTATTCTTATATGAAATTGCATATGAATTAAGAGCAAATAATAAGGAATACAATTCAGACAGAGATTCAAGTAATTATAAAGAATATCCTTCAACAATTACAATAATAGCAGACGATATTGGTCTTAATGGATTTATTGACGATGGTTGTACATCAACAATACATGGTGGTGAACCATGTCAGGGAGTTTTACTTAGTAATGTAAGGGAAACACTTGGCAATTTAAAAATCGTACCAATATATCAAAAATATGATGCTCCATTAAATATAGATAATCCAAATGCGCCAACAGTTGACCCATCAGAATATAAAAATAAATATGAAAAATATTTGAAAGGTAAATTAAATGCTAAAGAAGTTTATATTGCCGATAATAATTATCAATTAGCAATAAAAAATCGTTTACCGTTTGTAATTATTGCTAATAGTTATATACCATATTATATTAATAGAGATGGAAATCTAAGTGTAAGTGGTCTTGATACAACAAAAATACTTTCTAATGACCCACATGAGGATACATATGATGATACTTTAAAACAAAAACGTACTGCATATATTAATTCTTTATTGAATACAAAATATGATGAAGTGCGCCCAT